CTTAAAAAATTCCCCGGGGGATATTTTCATGAAAACGTTTCATCATCTAAAGGAGCCAGTAAGACTAAGTTAATGGCATGTATCATACCTCTCATTTGTGTTTCCTTATGTTTCTCCTTTTAATATATATTTAAGGGCTAGAACAGTGTTTGTAAGGTTTTATTGGTTCCTTTAAGTGATGAAATAGATATTTAAAACTATACAGAAAGGACTGATTAAGTATGCCAAGGCAGAAGATAATAGTCTCAAACTCTGATGAAAGTCAGCCAATGAGACCGGCTTTGACTCCAGAGGCACGAGAGAATCAGATGATTGCACTAGCAATGGACTTAGTTGAGCAGAGATTACGTAATGGAACAGCCTCTTCACAAGAGACAACACATTTCTTAAAGCTCGCAACTGTAAAAGAACAGAGAGAAAGAGAGAAACTTGAGGCTGAGATAAAATTAGCTAATGCAAAGATAGCAAGTTTGGAATCTCAATCAGCAAGTGCAACCTTATATGCAGATGCTATTGAAGCATTTAGTATTTATAGTGGAAAGAAGAACAGCGATGAACGATAAAAGATATTCTGAAATGATCACAATGCCAGAATTTGACGATAGATTCAGGTATGCCAAACTAGATGGCCAAGTAGGAAGAGACACATTCGGTTTTGATAGATATTTAAATCAGCAATTCTATCGTTCAAAGGAATGGAAACGATTACGTGACCAGATAATTATTAGAGATAATGGTTGCGACTTAGGTGTTCCCGGTCATGAGATCTCTGGAAAGATTTATATTCATCATTTAAACCCACTTTCTCCAGAAGACATAGCCGAATCAACGGAAAAACTATTTGATCCGGACAATTTGGTTTGTGTATCCGCAGAAACACATAATGCTATTCATTACGGAGACGAGTCTATTCTTGAGAAGAATAAAATAGTAGAAAGAAGCCCGGGCGACACTTGTCCGTGGAAGAGGAGGTAACTATGAATGAGAAAGATAGCATACTAAATTCAATAAAAAAACTTTTAGGTATGCCATTAGATTACACACCATTCGACACAGACATTATTATTCATATAAATACTGTGTTCGCCAATTTAGCTCAAATGGGCGTTTGTCCAAGCGAGAAAGGCTTTCAAATAGAAGATAGTTCCACTGAGTGGTCAGAATTCACAGATGACGACATGCTAATCAATAATGTTAAGACATATGTGTATCTAAAGGTTAGACTTATATTTGACCCTCCAGCAAATGGAACTATTATAGAATCAATAAACAATCAAATAAATGAATTAGAATATCGTTTATATATTCAGAAAGGAGGATTCTAATGGACTATTTAGAAATTAACGAACTTTACCATCATCAAATTAAAGGCGCTAAATGGGGCATCCGTCGTTACCAAAATTACGACGGTACTTTGACAGAAGAAGGTAGACTTCGTTACAACCCAAACTATAAAAAGAATAAAGCAGACGGTAGTGTACCAACTAAAGACAAAGAGGATGGTAATTATTATTATAAAAATAAAGATGGAGATAAGGTTCTTTACAAGACGAGAACTGATCAATTATCTAACGAAGAGTTATCTGATTTGTCTAAAAGGGTAAACCTTGAAAAATCTATTGACAAGGAAAACGAAAGTGTAGAATACCCTAAACCTCCTGAGCGCCCTAATACAAGTCAAGCTTTTAGGGATGCATCAAAACTTACAAAAGACATATCGGAATCATTACCAAAAGGCAATGGTAGAGTAGTTAAGAAAAACTACTCGAATCTATCTGACCAAGAATTAAAAGATAGAATTAATCGTCTTCAATTAGAAGATAACTATGGTAGACTTTCTGGTGATACAAAATACATTAAATCTGGTAGTGAAAAAGCTAGAGAATTTTTGCAAACAGCTGGTGCATTGTTAGCAATAACTGGCTCGGCGGTTGCCTTAGCTAATACTATAGCGGATATGCAAGATAAAAAAAGATTAAGGATGCAGCAAAGTATGCGGCAATCAGATATTTTAGATGAAGACGAAAACTCTTTAGAACATCACGGTATTCTTGGTATGAAATGGGGTATTCGCCGTTATCAGAATGAAGACGGAACTTTAACCGCTGAAGGTCAAGCAAGGTATGGAGGTAAAACTCATGTCGATGAACTAACAGATGAGGAGAAAGCAGACTTACAAGAAGCTGGTAGAAAAGACAGAAATAAGAAAATAGCAATCGGCGTAGGTGTTGCAGCAGCAGCTGCCGCTGTTACTGTAGGAGCTGTATGGCTTGCTAAAAGAAAGAGTGCGGCAAACATGATGCAGAAACCTATTGATAATTTACCTGATAATGATGATGACGTTCAAGACATTCTAGGTCGAAAATTTTCAAATTCTAGAGACACCATTAATGCAGAAGTTGTAGATGACGGTTTCAAAAGTACATTTGGCAAAAAATCGGCAGCACCAAAAGATACAGTTATTGATGCTACATATGATGAAGTTAAATCAAACCCTAATGCCAACAAAAAGTCACCTTTCGGTAAAAAATCTTCTAATAACGCTAGGGATACAATTAATGCAGAAGTTGTAGATGACGGTATTAAAGATAAATTTGGTAAAAAATCTTCTAATCAGAAAGATACAATAATCGATTCTACGTTTGAAGAAGTAAAAAATAATTTTGGAAGTGCTTCTCGCCCTAATGCTACAAAAGGTGAGAAATGGGGCACTCGCCCTAGCCAAGAAGCAGAACACCCTCATGCTACAAAAGGTGAGAAATGGGGGGTTCGTCCTCATAACGTTAGGGATACCATTAATGCAGAAGTTGTAGATGATGGTGTAAAGAGTATGTTTGGCCAAAAAGCGATAAATACAAAAGGAACAATAATTGATGCTACAATTAATGATGTTACTAATAATTATAAGCAAACTGGACAAAACAATTTAGGTTCACGTACAGCAGGTTTATTATCGTCAAAATCAGATCAATCATCCGGTATGCTTGCTTTACCATCGCCGGATCCAAAGGTTAAAGCAGTTATGGATAAAGTATCTACAAAGTCTGTAGATTCTATAAAATCCACAAGCTCGGTATCTGATAAAGACATAAGTAGTTTGATTGCAAAAATAGACGGTCCTAGTTCAAGTTTATTTAATACTAAAACTTATCAAAGCACACCTACTGTTTCATCTGGTACTCAAAAAATAGGGGATAAGAGTTTAACTAGAACTGTAACTGCTAATTTTACATCTGATGACGTTTCAGATTCAAAAGAACGAAGCTTTTTAAATAGATTTTACATGCCAAAAGAAAGATTTGATAGTAATAATGAAGCAGAATTCACTAAGAAATTTATAGATACATTTGGTGAAGCAGAATACAAAAAAACATTAGATCGTCGAAACCCTTTTGAAGCTAGAGGCTATAGTACATCTATTTCTAGAGATTCTTCCACTGTTAGACCAAGAGGTGTTTCCGCTAAGTCTAGTGCGCCTCAGAGCGTAAAGGATAAAATATCGGCATATAAAGAAAGCCATAAAGTAAGTAACAGTTCTGTATATGTTAAAAATGGAGCTCTATACAAATACCACAATGGTAAAGAAGTATTAGTTAATGGCGGTGCTGATAGCCGTTATACATATGTTACAAATTCTTCTGGTCAAATTTTAAGAAAGTTAAAAGAAAAATTTACACCAAAAGGATTTAGACATGCTGATTCTAGTGATTATTTAATATTTAGAGAAATGTATTTCTCATCTTTTGACACACTTGCTCACCATGGTATCAAAGGTCAAAAGTGGGGTGTTAGACGTTTCCAAGATCAAAATGGAACGTTAACTCCTGAAGGAAGAAAACGTTACAGATCAGATCAAGGAACTAGAGAAATACTTGAAAATACTAGTTCATATAATGATCTATCAAAAGCTAACAGAAGGGAATATGCAAATTACGGAAGAACTTCTGGAGGAAAGAAAGGCTTCATATTAGGTATGGGTGCCGGAGCATTGGTTGGCGCTGGAAAAGCCGTATTCGATACTGTTCTTAATAAAGATAGAGTAGGTAAATCTTTTGGATATTCTTCAGGTGCGATTGTTAATAGATTTGTAAGAAATACTATGCTTGGTGCTTTAGGAGGTTCTGTAGTTGGAACATTAATAGGATCTTCTGTAGGCAAGAGATCTGCTCAAGCAGAATTAGCAGATAAAGGTCACGAGTATACTAGCGCATTAATGAACGTTCCTATTCGTCGTTTATTAAGGAGTGTTTAAGTATGCCACTATCCAACACTGCTGTTCCTAAATACTACGGACAATTTAGGCAATTAGTATTAAATGGCGAGATACCAGTATGTCGAGAGGTAGCCATGCAAATGGAACTAATCGACCAGCTTATCGATAATGAAGGTATTTATTACGATGCTGATGCAGTAGAAGGTTGGATACAATATTGCGAAAATGAATTAACATTAACTGATGGTTCAGACTTAGTTTTACTGGATTCGTTTAAATTATGGGGTGAAGATGTATTTGGTTGGTATTACTTTGTAGAGCGAAGCGTGTATGTGCCGAATCCTGATGGAAGCGGCGGACATTATGAAACTCACTCAATAAAGAAGCGACTTAGAAATAAACAATACCTAATTGTAGGTAGAGGTGCAGCGAAGTCAATGTATGGAAGCTGTATGCAAAGTTACTTCTTAAACATTGATACAAGTACTACCCACCAAATTACTACCGCTCCAACAATGAAACAAGCAGAAGAAATAATGTCTCCTATTAGGACTTCTATAACAAGAGCTAAAGGACCATTATTCAAATTCTTAACTGAAGGTTCTATACAAAATACCACTGGAACCAAAGCGAATAGACAAAAACTTGCATCCACTAAAAAGGGAATCGAGAATTTCTTAACTGGATCACTATTAGAAATACGTCCTATGCGTATAGATAAACTACAAGGTTTACGTTGTAAATATTCGACAGTAGACGAGTGGTTATCCGGAGATGTACGTGAGGATGTTGTAGGTGCAATCGAACAAGGTGCCTCTAAATTAGATGACTATTTGATTATAGCCATGTCTTCTGAAGGTACTGTTCGTAATGGTTCCGGTGATACAATCAAAATGGAATTAATGTCCATTCTTAAAGGCGAATATGTTAACCCTCATGTGTCTATTTGGTACTACAAACTAGACTCTATAGATGAAGTTAATATGCCTGAAAGATGGATTAAAGCAAATCCAAATATTGGTAAGACAGTTTCCTATGAAACTTATCAGCTTGATGTTGAAAGAGCCGAAAAAGCCCCTGCATCAAGAAATGATATTCTTGCCAAAAGATTTGGAATTCCAATGGAAGGTTACACATACTTCTTTAGATATGAAGAAACTCTTGTTCATGAGAAACGAGACTTCTGGGGCATGGCTTGCTCCTTAGGAGCGGACTTGTCACAAGGAAACGATTTCTGTGCATTCACATTATTGTTCCCGTTAGCGGACGGTTCATTTGGTATAAAGACTAGAAGCTACATAAGTTCTATTGTCCTTTACAAATTGCCAGCAGCAATGAGAATTAAGTATGAAGAATTTATGAGAGAAGGATCTCTTGTAGTCCTAGAAGGTACAATTCTTGACATGATGGAAGTTTATGAAGACCTTGACAATTGGATTCAAAAGCATGAATATGACGTTCGAAGCTTTGGATTTGACCCATACAATGCAAGAGCATTTGTAGAAAGATGGCAATCTGAAAACGGTCCATTCGGTGTTGAAAAAGTAGTTCAGGGAGCTAAAACAGAATCTGTTCCTCTTGGTGAATTGAAGAACCTAGCAGAAGAAAGAATGTTATTGTTTGATGAACAATTAATGCAATTCGCAATGGGCAACTGTATCACGCTGGAAGATACTAATGGAAATAGAAAACTATATAAGAAACGCTACGAAGCAAAAATTGATAACGTTGCAGCTATGATGGATGCTTTTGTTGCGTATAAATTAAATAAGGAGGCCTTTGAATAATGGATTATTTGCAAATTTCAGAACTTTACCATCATGGCATAAAAGGCCAAAAGTGGGGAGTTCGTAGATTTCAAAACGAAGACGGAAGTTTGACAGAGGCCGGTCGTCTTAGAATAAAAGGCGCAAAAAGAAAAACTGATCTTGCAAAAACACAACTCGGTGTTGATTTAAATCAAAAGAATATTATGAAACCAGATAAAGATGCATCTAAATCATTAGAACTTAAAAAAGGAAGTAACGTGTATCATGTTACACCTAAAGATTTTAAAGCGCTTAATCCTGACCAAGATTTATTCGTGTCTGCAACAGAGTATGACAGAAATCTGTATAAATCTATGCTTACAATGCAAATGCGTAAAAAAGGTTTTGGCGTTGATACTCCTATAAGTGAAGTATCATTTAAGTTAAAAGAGGATTTGAAATCACCATCTAATGATGAACAAAAAAAGATATTTTTATCGGCGTATAATAAAAACAAAAAAGTATTTGATGATGATATGAAAAAGTATTATTCAAGTGAAAAAATGAATTCGTCTGAACTATATGATAAATTCATAAAAACATTGGATAAACCAAGTATATCGAAACAGATATTTTACAAAGAAGTTAAAAAGAATGGATTTAATGCTGTTCTTGATCAACATGATGTAGACAATAGTTGGATGCAAGCAAGTAGACCGCTAATTGTCATGGAAGCACTTAATGTATTAGGAGACATTAAAGTTTCCAAGATAACGGATAGCGATATAAAAGAATCACTTAAAAAACTTAATTATATTTAGAGGGGTGACATATGGGTTTACTTGAAAAATTAAAGAATGCTTGGAACGCATTCAGACAAGTTGAGGAGCCCACATATCGAGCTCCTACATATATTAATTATGGATATTCTTCATCGTCTAGACCTGATAGAATGTACTTCACTAGGGGTAATGATAGGTCTATAATTACTGCCGTATATACTCGTATGGCGGTAGATGTTGCAATGCTTGATTTCAAGCATGTTAAAACAGATGAAGAGAATAGATATTTAGAGGACGTTAAATCAGGATTAAATGGATGTCTTACTCTCGAAGCGAATAAAGACCAAACTGCACGTGCATTTATTCAAGATGCAATGCAATCTTTATTTGATGAGGGGTGTATAGCTCTGGTTCCAATTGATACGGATAAAAATCCTGATGACACATCTTCATATGACATTCTTAGCATGAGAGTAGGTAAAATTACTCAGTGGATGCCAGACCATGTTAGAGTGGAGGTATATAATGATAGAAAAGGATTTAAACAAGAAATCGTTATGCCTAAAGCAGATGTAGCGATTATCGAAAATCCATTGTATTCTATCATGAATGCTCCTAACTCAACATTGCAAAGGCTAATTCGAAAATTAAACTTACTTGATGCTATTGATGAACAGTCTGGTAGTGGAAAATTAGATTTAATTATTCAATTACCATACATTATTAAAACTGACGCACGTCGTCAACAGGCGGATAAACGCCGAAAAGATATAGAAGAACAATTAAACGGTTCTAAATATGGTATCGCCTATACAGACGGTACTGAAAAGATTACACAGTTAAATAGACCTGTAGACAATAATTTATTGAATCAGATAACTTACTTAACGAGTATGCTATATAGCCAGTTAGGAATTGACGAGACAATACTTAATGGTACTGCAGATCCAAAAACTATGTTAAACTATATGAACCGTACGATCAAACCATTAGCTCTATGCTTGGTTGACGAAATGAAGCGAAAATTCTTGACTTCAACAGCAAGAAGCCAAAAGCAAACTATTATGTATTTCTCTGATCCATTTGCTCTAGTTCCAGTGGATCAATTAGCAGAATTAGCAGATAAGTTCACTAGAAACGAGATTATCTCACCTAATGAATTTAGACAAAAGATTGGTCTTAAACCTGCTCAAGACCCTGCTGCGGATGAATTACGTAATAGAAATATTAATGCTGGTGAAGGTGAGCAGTTTGCTAACACCGGTGAAGGTCAAGAACAACAAGTCGCTAATACTAATGGTAATTCCGTTGGGGATTTGCCAATTTCAAATTTAACAAATGGAGGAAATATTCAAAATGGCTAAAGAAACATTCGATTTTAGTGGTTGGGCTACTAGAAACGATATCAAATGCTCCGATGGTAGAACTATTCGTAAAGATGCATTTAAGCATTGTGACGGACAAACAGTTCCACTAGTTTGGAACCACAATCATACTGATGCTGATAATGTTTTAGGTAAAGCATTATTAGAGAATCGTAAGGAAGGCGTTTATGCTTACTGTTCGTTCAATGGTACAGATAACGGTAAAAACGCTAAAGAATTAGTTAAACATGGAGATATCGTATCTCTTTCTATATATGCCAACCAATTAAAGCAAAATGGCGGTGATGTAATTCACGGCGCAATCAAAGAAGTAAGTTTGGTTTTAGCAGGAGCAAATCCTGGTGCAAAGATTGAAAATGTAATGGCACATGGCGAACTAGACGAAGAATCTGCTACGATTTGGAACGGCGTAACAGAATTTAATTATGACGTTGACGTTGATGTCGATAGTATTTCGCATGCTGACGCTCCTAAAGCTGAAGCAGAAAAAGAAAAGAGCCCCGAAGAAGGCAAAGAAGAAACCGTTGCTGATGTATATAATACTTTAACAGATAAGCAGAAGATGGTTGTAAATGCACTAATTGGCGCAGCTCTAGAAGAGAAAGCACAGAATAATAATCAGGAGGAAGATGAAAAGATGAAACATAATGCTTTTGAACAAACAAATGAAATTGAAACAAATGTATTAAGCCACTCTGACTTAGTTGACGTTATCGCTGATGCTAAGAAGACAGGCTCTTTAAAGGATGCATACATTGCAAAGTGCAATGAGAAGGACGTAGACCTACAGCATAGCATCCGTGATTTAGATGTATTATTCCCTGAGGTAAAGGCTATTAATAATACACCTGTTACAATCAACGATGATACTAACTGGGTTGCTAAGGTAATGGGTGGTGTTCATCATACACCATTCTCAAGAGTTAAGATGATGGCATTCGACATCACTGGCGAAGAGGCTCGTGCAAGAGGTTATGTTAAGGGTAACCAGAAGGAAGAGGAAGTAATCGGTGCATTAAGACGTGAAACTTCTCCTCAGACTGTATACAAGTTACAGAAGTTAGACAGAGATGATATTATTGATGTTACAGATTTCGATGTAGTTGCATACATTAAGAATGAAATGAGAGGCAAGCTAGATGAGGAAATTGCTCGTGCTGTCTTAATCGGTGATGGTAGATCTAAGGCATCTAAGGATAAGATTGACCCTCTACACATTCGTCCTATTTTAGGTGATGATCCTACTTATGTAGTTTCTAAGCAATTAGTGAGAGCTGCTGGCGCAGATGATTATGCATTTGCTAAGCAATTCATTAAGGATGCTATTAAGGCTCGTAAAGACTACAAGGGTAAGGGTAATCCTACATTATTCTGTACTGAAGATTTATTAACTGATATGCTTCTAATCGAGGACCGTAACCAGAGAATCATCTATGATACAATGGACAAGTTAAAGACTGCATTACGTGTAGTTGATATTGTTACAGTACCTTGCTTCGAGAACCAAACTCGTACAGTTTCTGGTCAGAACTTAAAGTTAATGGCTATCTTAGTTAATTTAGCTGACTATAATGTTGGTGCTGATAAGGGCGGAGCAGTATCTATGTTCGATGACTTCGATATTAACTTCAATAAGTATGAGTACTTAATTGAAACACGTTGCTCCGGTGCAATGGTTCAGCCTTATGGTGCTATCACTTTCGAAGAGCAAGTAGCAGCTGAAACAGAAGGCGAATAATAAGGAGAAACAATCAAAATGGCAAAATATTATGGGATGATAGGATTTTCATTGCAAAAAGAAACTAGACCAGGTGTTTGGCAAGAAATAATTCACGAGCATCCTGTATTTGGGGACGTTTATAAAAATACTAAAGTAACCGAAAATGGTGGTCAAGTTAACGACAGTATCGTTCTCAATAGTCAAATAAGCTTTATTGCTGACTCTTTTGCCACTGAAAATTCTCACAACATTAAATATGCAACATATCTTGGAACAAAGTGGGCTGTTAAATCCATTGACGTTCAATTTCCTAGATTAGTTTTAACCTTAGGAGGTGTATACAATGAAAAACAGCCGACTTGCTGTTCAAGATAAGTTAGAAAAAATATTAGGAAGTAAAAATGTATACTTCCAACCACCAGATAAATCAACGATAAAGTATCCGTGTATAGTTTATTCATTAAACGACGTGCCAACAAAGCATGCAGATGATAAAAAATACATAAGTACCTATCAATATTCAATAACATTAATCGATTATAACCCCGATAATGTATTTGTCGATGAACTTATGAAACTAAAGTATATTAAGTTCGACAGGCATTTTTCAACTCAGGGTTTAAATCATTACATGTTTACATTAAACTATAAACAAGAAAAGGAGAATAATTAATTATGTCATTTTTAATGGATTGGGATAAAGCCGGTGCACATTTTTATGAAACCGGTATTTCAAGAGGCGTTCTTTATCCAATTAACGCTACAAAAACAGGCGACAATAAGTACGGCGATGGTGTTGAATGGAATGGTTTAACATCCGTTAGTGAATCACCAGAAGGTGCTGAAGTTTCCGCAATTTATGCTGACAATATTAAGTATCTAAACTTAATGTCTGCAGAAGACTTTAAGGGTACTATCGAGGCATACACTTATCCAGATGAGTTTGCAGAGTGTGATGGTTCTGCAGAACTTCTTGAAGGAGTTAAGATCGGTCAGCAACCAAGAAAGATCTTTGGTCTTTGTTATAGAACCGAAATTGGTAATGATGAAACTTCCGAGAAGGGTTATAAGTTACATTTAGTTTATAACTGTTTAGCTTCACCATCTGAGAGAAGTTATGAAACAATTAACGACTCTCCAGAGGCTATTACATTCTCTTGGGAATTCTCAACTACACCAGTTACTGTTAAGGGTCATAAGGCAACTGCAGTAGTTACTATCGATTCTACTAAGTTAACCCCTGCAAAATTAACAGCATTAGAGAATGCTTTATATGGTACTGCAGCAGTTGAAGCAGATCCAGAGCACAATGTAACTGGAGTTGATGAAGTTAAAGCTAAGTTATTATTACCTGATGAAATTGTTGATTTATTAAGTAAGGTAAATTAATCAACATTTCTAAACAAATTGAGCGCCTATGAAATTACTCTGGGCGCTCTTTTTACTTAAAAACAATCAAAATGGAAAAATTAAAGGAGAAACAAAATTATGTTAAAGAAGACAATTAAGTATGTAGATTACAATGGAGTAGAAAGAGAGGAAGATTTCTACTTCGATTTATCAAAGGCAGAGATTACAGAAATGGAATTAAGCCAAGATGGAGGTATGTCCAATCTTATTCAAAAGATTGTTAATACAAAAGACATGCCAAGTTTAATTAAGATTTTCAAGCAATTAATTTTAAAGTCATATGGTGAGAAGTCTGCAGATGGTAGAAGATTTATTAAGTCTGAGCAACTATCAACAGAATTTACACAAACACCTGCTTATTCAGAGCTATTCATGGAGTTAGCAACGGATGAGAAAGCTGCTGCAAATTTCATCAATTCTATCGTTCCACAAGAAGTTTCTGAAAAGTCTAAGGAATTAGCTGCTAAGAATTAATTTAGAAAATAATAGGAGGCACTAATAATGCTTACTATAAACATAAAAGGTAAAGAGTTATATAACTCTAGTACTAGAGAATTTATTCAAGTTAAAGATACTACTCTGGCGCTCGAGCATTCTTTAGTATCAATTTCCAAATGGGAAGGCAAATGGCATAAGCCATTTATTTCAAAGGATAAAAAAACATATGAAGAAACTTTGGATTACATTAAGTGCATGACTATTACACAGAATGTAGATCCGAATGTGTATTTGGCTCTTAGTGAAGACAATATACAACAAATAAATGATTACATCGATAACCCGATGACAGCAACATGGTTTACTGAAGCTAAAAACCCAAATGCCCCATCTCCTCCTAGACGTTCTAGTGAACAAATTACATCAGAACTGATTTACTATTGGATGGTGGCACTACAAATACCTTTTGAATGTCAAAGATGGCATTTAAATAGACTATTGGTTTTAGTTAGAATCTGTAACATAAAGAATCAGCCATCTAAGAAAGCTAGCAAACATGATACAATGAGCAGAAATGCCGCATTAAATGCTGCTAGAAGAAAGAAATTAGGTACATCGGGTTAAAATAAACATGGAGGTCCCTATGTCAGATAATATTAAAATTACTTCAGACAGTGATTTTTCCAAAACGATGACTTTCTTGAAAAGATCAAGGAGAAAAGCTCGTATCGGCGAACAAGCTGATGAAATAGGGCATCAATGTGTGAAAGAACTGCAAAAGGTAACACCCAAAGATTCTGGCTTAACCGCGGAATCTTGGGATTACCAAATTGCTATAAACGGGAAAATAACAAGTATTACTTTTATTAATACAAACATTCAAAATGGATTGAATGTAGCATTATTATTAGAGTTCGGTCATGGTACTCCTTCTGGGCAATGGGTTGAAGGGCAAGATTATATCGAACCATCCATACGAAAAGTATACTTGGATGCTATAAATAGAAAATGGAAGGAGTTAACAAGATTATGAGTACATTAGTTGATGAACGAGTTGTCGAAATGCGATTTGACAATAGAGATTTTGAAAAGAATACTAGACAAAGTATGTCAACTATTTCAAAATTAAAAACAGCTCTTAATTTTTCAGGAGTTGCAAATTCTGTTAACCAAAGTGTTAACTCCGTTGATATGAATCCTCTTATTGCAGGATTGGAAAAAACAAAAGAATCTTTCTCTGCTTGGGAAATATTTGTCATAACTGCTATTTCTAATATATCGAACAGACTTGTAAATATGGGTATAAATCTTGCCAAATCATTATCTGTTGACAATATTTCAGCAGGTTGGCAACAATTTGGTGAATTAACTAGAAATACAGGTACAATGATTTCTCAATTAACAGGAAAAGGTATTGAAGAATCACAAGCCATAGATATGACCAATGACGCTATGGACAAATTTATGTGGTATGCGGATGCCACATCTTTCAAGCTTGAACAAATGACTAGTGCAGCAGCACAGTTTTTAAATAATGGTAAAAGTCTAGAAGAGGCATTTACAATTGTTGCTGGTATAGGTAACTTAGGTGCATCAGCAGGTAAAAGTGCTGCGGATGTTGTTCCTCTATTCGAGAGTGTTTCAAGAATAGGTGACAGAGTAATGACTCAACAATACGAGTCATTTAGACGAGCAGGAATAATGACTGAGGAATTCAGAACCAAGTTATTAGAAGCTGCTGCAGCTCAAGGAATTTTAACAAAAAGCACTGAAACATTTGATGGTTCTATAGAGTACTATTATAAAGATACTGCTATAACTATAGAAAACTTTAGAGATAGTATATCTGAAGGTTGGTTAAGTTCGGATATATTTTTTAACAGTCTTAATGAATATGGTCAATCTGTAGAAAAAATTTATGACTTGAATAAAAAAATGCAAGCAGAAGCAGGCGAGGATGTTGAAGTAAGTTCATATGCTGCTATTGAAGAATTTAATAAACAAGCAAAGACTGCTGTAGAGAATGCACAAAAAGTACTAGATTCCGCAAAAGAAGTCGGCGATGAAGCAGCTATAGCAAAAGCAGAATTAGAATTGTCAGCAGCAATGGCTGATCAATTTTCTGGAAAATGGACCAACGCTGCTACAGAAGCAAGAACTTTTGCAGAAGCGGTTGACGCTGTAAAAGACGCTGTTAAAACAGAATGGACAAGGATATTTACTTTAATTATAGGAGACTATAAGCAGGCAACCGCTATATGGTCCGAATTTTCAAGTAAATTATATGATTTATTCGCTGCACCATTAGCGGGCATTAGAAAACTTATAGAAAAAGATGATGTTATATCATTACAAAAAAGTTTGTTTGGTGGAATAAGTGAAGCGGATAAAGAGGCTAAAGTACCATTAGGTGCTATTTGGAACATTATTGACGCAATACAAAATTTTGTTGATATAGTAAAATCGGCATTTAGCGAAGTATTTCCTATCACTACTTCCCTAAGTAAACTTGCTGAAAAGTTTAGGATATTCACATTAAATCTTGAAATGTCCGAGCAAGTAGCAAATGGTATTAAAGGTGCATTTAAAGGTATATTCTCTTTATTTAAAGTAGGAATAAAAATATTACAAGGTATAAAAGTAGCATTACAACCAATATTTGATGCTATACTTGGTGATGCTGGAACCGTTGTAGGAACTATCGGTAATATAGGAGAGAGTTTTGCAAAATGGGCATCAGAGACAACCGTATTTACAAAAATAGGTAAAAAGGTTGCAGAAATATTTACTACAATTATAACTACTCTTAAAAAATTAAAAATTATTGAAAATATACGTAACACATTTGCGGAATTCTTTGAAAAATTTAAAGTGGCTGAAGAAGCAACTAAATTTTTAGATTCGCTAAAGAAAGCTGCAAAAAATGTATTTGATTTCTTATTGGTAGCTTTAAAAAAAGTTATAACTTTTGTTGGCGGAACAATTATACCGGCAATAATAAAAGTATTACCGTATGTAATAAGTGTTATAGGAGTAGTAGCTAAAGGAATTTCTATTGCTGTTACATGGATAATAAAATCACTAACTAAATTAGTAGAATTTATTAAAGGTAATGAAAATATTCAAAATGGATGGAATAGATTTATTGAATTTATGAAATCTATACCTGAAAGATTAAAATCTTTACAACCATTCTTTATTAAGCTAGGTAATACCTTAGCAAATTTCTTTAAAACTCTTTGGGGCGGTATAAAGAATTTTGGTACTGCAGTTGCTAATCTACTTAAATTAAATACAATAGGTGATTTGTTTATCATGATAGGCAATAAAATAGCCTATGGATTTAAGAAAATAGTTGAAGGTATTCGTTCTTTGTCCTCTTCTGATACAGAAAGTGCTGTGAACGGTATTAAATCTAAAATGAGCCCATTAGAACCATTATTTAAGGGTCTTATAGATTTATTTAAAGGTTTATGGACTGTATTAAAAGCATTATTACCACTAATTGGTGCTATATTAAGTGCCGTTGGTAATTTATTAACTCAAGTTGGAAATTCCATCACTAAGACATTTAACCAAAAGGTATCCGATAATGGTGGAATTAATTTATGGCATTTAATTAATGGTGGTATTGGTGTCCTTATAGCAAAGGGTTTGTACGATTTCGTATACCTATTCAACGGAATAACCTCATCCATTGCTAATACTATCGATTCATTAGGCTCAGTAATGAGAGCAAAGTCGGTTATCTTATGGGCTGAAGCAATTCGTTCTGTAGCATTAGCAATTTTAATGATGGTTGGTGCAATTTTATTAATTACATTAATTAACCCCGATAAATTAAAAGCTGCGTTAAAAACTCTTATAGCAATAATGGCTACTTTAGGATTAATAATTGCAGTAATGGGCCACTTCTTAAAAACAGATTATCAGACGATAGCTTCAATGCCAGAAATTAAATTTGGAAAAGGTAAAGGTTTCAATCTATCTGGCGGTGGAACTACAATGTCCGGAAGTAGCTTTACTGGTGTTGCAGCCATGATTGGCGCCTTTGCAGCATCAGTTTTTGCGATGGTTGTCGCTCTTAAAATAATTGATTCAATTAATCCAGATAACTTAGCAAAGGATTTAATAGTTTTAGGCGGATTAATGCTATTATTAGGTGTTGCTGTAGGATTGATGAATTATATAGCTAATATAGGCTCTGAAGCATCAAAAGGTATAAAAGGCGTAAAAGGTCTTGTTGGTTTCGGTATTGCAGTACTGTTATTAGTAATACCACTAAAGAAATTAGGTGAAATGGACTCTGATAAGCTAAGCCAAGGTTTACGAGCTTTAGCAATATTATTGATTTCATACGGTGCAACAGTTCGTTTAATGAATGGACTTAAAGCCAAAGGAATTGGTAAAATGGCGGCCTTTGCAGCTGGAATGGCAGCATTAGTTGGACCTATTCAATTACTTAGTTCACTACCTGTAAAAGGTTTGATGAAAGGTATTGCTGCTATAGTGATTTTATCACGAACATTCCGAATATTGGCTATGATGACATCTAATTATAAATTTTCTTCAGCTGCAGCATTGATAGCAACAATGATTACTTTCGGATTTGTTATTAATGCTCTTGCGTCATTGATAAATGGCCCTATTTCACAAATGTCATGGGAATCAATGGGCAAGTATATGCTAATATCGACAACTGTATTGATATTTGTTGCACTTTTAGCAAGTATTATTGAAAAGATAAATAGCCGAACAACTAAAGTTACTAAGGTTAAAGGTCCTTTACTAAAGAATTTTGCTTCTGTAGCAATAATATTAGCTGCATTAAGTGCAACCATTGTGCTATTAATGATGATGTCAGCAATGATGAACAATGTTGATTGGTCTTCTTTTGGTGCAACAGTTGGATTATTTGCTTTAGTATTAGGCTCCACGATTGGTGCATTAATGTATGCATCAAAAATGAAGTCAAGTAAAGAAATGATTAAAAATGTTGCTATAATGTCATTAATACTTGGCGCATTAACAACAACTTTACTTACTTTAGCTGTTTTAATGAAAGTAATTAGTACTATAAAAGGTGACCCTAGACAATTATTAGGTCTAGTATTAGCGTCTCTTGCTGTAGTAATACTTGGAATGATTACATTGACTGCACTAAGTGCTAAGTTAAGTGGAAGTTCTTATAAAGGTATTTTAGCAGTTTCATCGATATTTGCTGCTTTAGGCGGATTGATGCTTGGCTTTGCGGAATTAATTAAAGTAGCTGATGGAGCAGATAATGAAACAATCGTAAATGTTATAAAACTTATGGGTGTAGCATTGCTTGGAGCAATTGGAATAATCACGGTAGCCAGCATGTTTAAATCCAAAATTTCGGCGGTTGCTGATAATTTAATTAAATTGGGTCAAGCATTTGTATTGTTTGGTCTAGCAGTAGCTGCTTTTGCTATAGGAATAGCAATATTAAAGAATAATTTAGCCGGTATGTTGATGTTTGCAGTTATGGTATTAGCATTAGCAGCAGCAATGAAAATGCTTAGCGCACAGCAAGCATCTATGTACACTATATCGGCATTATTTGCTGCTATAGGAGTAGCAGTGTTAAGTGTAGGCGCTTCGATGATGTTAATTTCTATGGCGTTGGAAAAGATGCTTCCGATGTTAGATGAATTAGCTTCTAAAAGTAGTTCACTACAAGTTATATTAAGTTCATTAGTACAGGGTGTATTAGAAGGTATTGCTAATGCATTGCCTACAATAATAGACAAAGTTATGACTGCTTTGGATATTTTATTATCATGGATAATTGATAAACTAAAATCACTTCTAGATTGGTTTATGAATCTTGATCTTGGTGACTTCTGGAAAGTAACTGGTAAATTGGTTGCCATCCTTATGATGATTATAACACAAGCATTAGCAGCCTTATCAGCTAACGCAGCTGTACTTACAGGTCATCTAATTGATATTATTATTGCAATTATTTATACTCTTATAAGTAGATTAGGCGATATAATGCAAGCATTAGTTGACTTAGTAATAGGACTTATTGATTCTTTCGGAAAAGCTTTAGCTGATAATGCAGAGCGTTTACGAGAGTCAATAATAAACTTTGCTAAAAATATGTGGCAAGCTTTCTTAAACTTCTTTGGAATTCATTCACCTTCCAAAGAATCTCAAGATGCGGCTGGAAATATTGTTGCTGGTCTTGTTAACGGTCTTGCAAAAGGTCTAGGCTCTATTGTAAAGGTTTTGGTAAAGATTGGTGGATATATGCTTAAAGAGATTCTTAAGCTTCCTAAGAAATTCCTTAAAGCAGGTGCCGAGATATTTAAGGCATTCTTAAGTGGTTTAAAATCTGTTATAAATGCAGTTTTAGAGTTCGTTAGATGGTGTTTTGATAAAATATGTTATATATTTAGTGGTCATCATGTATTCTCTGAATATGAAGAAGCCGGAAAACAAGCCATGGTAAGCTATACAAATGGTATGGAAACCGTTACTGAAGATGCTTCTGTTACGGCAAAAGAAGTAATAAGTCAAGTAGCAGATGAACTTTCTAAGACTGAATATTTTAAGGAAATTGGTAAAGAAATAGTAAGACATTTAATAATAGGTATCGATGCCGAATCATACGAATTAGCAGATGCCATAAGCCAAATGTTATATACATCAATTGAAAGTTTAGAAGATTCTTATGGAGAAATAGAAGATGTTATGTCCTCAACAGGTATTGACGCTTTTATTGGCTCTTTATCTAATGCTATCTTTGGTTCATTAAGTGTAGCCGTTAACGAACTTGATGCATACATATCCGGTCTATCTAAATCGCTAGACAGTCAGTTCGGAGAGACTTACAAATCTACAGAGGATTGGTTGTCTCTTTTAAAGAAAGCAATAGATTTGGAATTCGCAAAAGTAGATGATGCTACTGCTGAAGGAATAAAAAAGGTAACAGCAACTTTGGAAGCATTAAAAGATCTTATAGAAGAAGGTTTACAGTTTGATAACGATGAACTTACAATTCGCCCGGTAATGGATATTTCTGATATTGAAGAAAAAACTGGTCAAATTGCAGGAATGTTGTATTCTGTAGGAAGCATAAATGTTGCTACAGCAACAATGAATGCCGAAAAGGCTTCTTCCGAAATAAATGCAGCTAAGCAAGCATCTGAACAAAATTCTGATACTAATACTACTCAACTTGGCACAACAGACGAGCAAAGTGGAGTATATAACGTGACATTTAATATAACAGGAAACGACCCTAAAGCAATTGCTGATGAGGTATCTAAACGTTTCCAACAATACACATCAAGGAGGAATACAGCTTATGGGCGTGGTAACATTTAACGGAAAATCGACTGAAGAGTTAGGGTTAATTGTTCAGTTTATTCCTTCTTATACTTTCCCTGAACGAGAGTACCAAACTGTCAATATACCCGGAAGGAATGGCGATTTGGTACTTGACAAGGGTTCTTTTAGAAATACGGAACGATCATACTCTTTTGCAAAAATATTTCAAAATGGCGAAAATTTTATAGAACAAGCTAATAAAATTGTAGCATGGTTGCATTCTGCAAAAGGGTATGCAGTTCTTAAAGATACTTATGAACCAGACTATTATAGGCTTGCATTATATCGTTCTGGCGGTGAAATGAGTAATTTCTATGACGTTGCAACCCTTATAGATGTTACATTTGAGTGCAAACCTCAACGTTATTTAATAGAAGGCGATGAGCCTATTTCTATTACTACTAATAAACAAAAAATTCCTATTAAAACAGCGTATGACGCTAATCCAATTATAACGTTCACAGTTCAAGCAAATCAAACAGCAACAATAACTATTTCTGGTTGTTCTATAACCGTTGGTGAATTTGATGCAGAAACAGTTGTTACAGTAGATTGCGAAAACAAAGAATGCTATTCTGGCACTACACTGTATAATAGAAAATTAAAATTATTAAACAATAAATTTCCAGTATTACCTGGAAACCAAGAAGCTGTAGTAGAATTCGAAAATGCTTCAAACATAACAATTCGACCAAGGTGGTGGACTTTATAATGATAATCTTATATGATTCTGATGAGAAAGAGTTCACCTCTCTTGGTATTGGTGTTCTTTCAGATGCTATAGAGTGTGTAGTATCAGAAGAGTTAAATGGTTCTTTTGAATTAGAAATGGAATACCCTATTACAGGTGCACATTATACTGATTTAAAAGAAACTAGAATTATTTTCGCAAAACCTAATGATTTTCAGAAACCTCAACCTTTTAGAATATACAAAATAACAAGGCCTATTGATGGGTCGGTTACTGTATGTGCAGAACATATATCTTATAGCATGTCAAAGGTTCCTGTTAGAAAAATTAATGCTGAAAATTTACAGGATATTGCATATAAGGATGAAAATAACAAAGGAAAACTTAAAGAAGGAGAAATAATAAATTCCCCTTTCAAGTTTTTCGTTGGTGAGGATAAAACTGAAGATACTGATATAACATATTTCACAAAAATACCAAATAACTTAAGAACATTATTACTTGGGAATGAAGATAGTATATTAAGTGTATATAATGGAGAATTTATATTTGACATGTTTAATGTTACATTATGCAACCGAAGAGGTAAAGACAGAGATTTTACAATAAGATATTCCAAAAATATGACAGATCTTGAGCAAGAGACCTCTTCAGAGTTAATGTATAATGGTGTATATCCTTATTTTAGTAGCACAACTACCGAAACAAAAGTTGGAATTGCAAAAAAGTATAAGGAAGTATACTTATCTAAGGACAAACCTGAACCTTTAGAAGATCAAGATGGTAATACTATATATCCATCAAATTGGCTTACTTATAATAGTACTGGGCTTGAGGCAATAAAAACAATATTGTCATTAATGGTTGTTAATATTATTGCAAGCGAAGGTGATTTCTTTAATCATATAATTGCTGCTAAAAAAGCAACACCAAAAGGTTCTACAGAAGAAGGTTCATATTTTTATGATGTAACATATAATATGGCGTACATTAACCCTAATGATCCAAATCCTTATGGTAAATATTGGTTATATAAGGATGAGGATATTACTGAAGTTTGGCAACCAGAGAACAAACAAGTATTTAGAATTTACACTCCTGGGGATAATCTATATAAAGTTTATATTTATGAAACAATGACTGAACAATATAGACTTATTACTGCGGACGATAACATAACTGAATACCCTCCAACATTGCCCGCACCAAATAATACTCAGGAAGAGAAGACTAATCTTATAATTTATGAAGGAGATATTATATATCTTAATGAAGTTAGAGCACAACCTAAAGAAGGAGAAACAGAGTTTTCTGCGACTTGGCTTCAAGCAATTTCTGAAAATTTGCAAGTAGTTGCTACAGATCCTAGATGGACTCCGATTGAACATGGCGAGATTGTTCAAACAGTAGGTGTTCCAAATTCTACGATATATAAAGTTCCACAGATTGAAACTAATATAAGAGCATATCCAATCGAAGGCGCAAAAATGTATTCAAGAGGATGGCTTACTTTGACAAAAGGTAGCGATGTTCCTATTGATAAACCGATTGATGGAAAAGGTTATGAAGTTGAACGTGAAGATGGCACATTGTATAGATGTAGATGGTCGGACGATGATGACAAGTACAATCATATGGTTGACACACGCTACAGTTATACAAATTACGAATGGAATGGTACGTCATATGTTGTTCATGATACAGTAGACGACCAAATTTTAACTTGGAACGCAAGTGATAAGTTTAAAGAAACACCAAAAGATACAGCAAAATTCCAAAAAGATTTATATGATGAGACTATAAAGTATATGAAAGATACTAAAATGGGAACTTTAAAGAATTCTATTAAAGTTTCATTTGTAAAACTTTCATCTAGTCCAGAATATTCAAAATGGAAAGACTTAGAGACTGTTGCTTTAGGTGATACTGTTCATGTTATATATGAAGACCTTGGGGTTAATGAAGTAAAGAAGGTTATTAAAACAGAATACAATGTTTTAACAGAAACTTATGACTCTATTGAGATTGGTGATAAAGGTACTGGTTTCACTGACACTGCAATAGTTGAAGGTGATAGTGTATCAGCATTAACTAATGATAGAAATTTTGCGGATATTACTACTGTAACGAAACTTGTTGCTGAAAGAATCGAAGCCGACTTTATTCAAGCTTCTCAAGCATCCATATCGGAAGCTCAGATTGATGCATTAACCACAAATGAACTTTCTGCAGCATTAATAACTGCACAAAAGTTTGACATAGATAATTTAGTTGCAACATTGCTAGTAGCAGATGATGCTGCTATCAGAAATACATTAGTTGTTGGCGAAAATTTAGTAGTCAATGGCGAAATAAATGTAATGAATGGTAGTATAAGTATTTCCAGTAAAGAAAGAAAAGATACTGCTATTAGACGTTATCGAAACCCTAATGCTGAAACGCCTTATGCTATTGATTGGTTATTGGAACATGAAGGAGATACTGAATACAAAGAACCAAGTTATGGTGAAGTGTATATAGTTGAAGACGAATTAACGGTCGATCGTTATTATAGATGGGTCGGTCCTGTTGATGCTCATTATGAAGAAATAATAGCTGAAACAAATTTGGTATTTGAGGTAGATCAATTCGGTAATGCCAAGGCCAATTCTTTAACAATTACTGGTGGTAGCATTACAATAGAAGATCCTGAAGGTGGTTCGTCCTTTGAAGTTACTAATGCTGGCGTTCTTAAAGCAAATGAAGCTGAAATAGAAGGTAAAATAACTGCAACTTCTGGAGAAATTGGTGACTGTACTATTGATGAACATGGCCATCTTATTGTGCCTAGTGCAAACGTCACAGGCACATTCACTGCTGATGATATTGTTGGTGGTACTCTATCTGGTTTAGAAATCAAAATAGGACCAATTTCGGGTACTAAACCACAAGAATATAATTTTGAGGTAGATGAACATGGTGATGTAACGGCTAATTCCATTACAATTACGGGTGGAAGCATTAATCTATCTGGAGCAAATAGTACTTTTGGTGTTGATCAAAATGGCAATTTAAATGCTAATAGTGTCACTTTAACAGGTGGAACTATTGAAAATTTAAATATTACAGGTACTATATATTTTGGTAATAAAAATATGGTATACGCATATATTAGAGGAAAGCATATTGAATATGAGCATCGCCTTCGTTTCGTAATGGATCCAGATTCAGCAGATGGAGATTTGGAAGTATGTGAAGTTGTTCTGCCTAAGATTGATTACAATAGTAGTTCTTATGCCAATGAAGGATTGTATTTATCTGACTTATTTGATTATAATGACTTTTTATTAGATGATATTAGTAGGTTCAATTATCATATGATAATTAGCGCTCGAGAGTTATATGATGATGAAGATATATGGTTTCAGTATTATGATCATGATGGAGATTATGTATGGAATTTAGCTTCAGCAGACAAGAAAAGATGGACCAATGAGAGGCGTGAAGAAGTTTTAGAGATCACAAAGGATACAGTAACAGATATTACCAGCTATACTTCTTCTTGGCTAAGTGTTCATGACCCATCCACAGATGGCCAGGATGGTGAGCCTTTAACCCCTAATCCAACTAAAACATATATTGTTTATGATGATTCTGGTAGAACCCCTGGTCATCAAAATCAGTTTATAGGAATGTATAAATGGGTTAATAATAAATTTGTCCGTCAATCTAATTACGATATATATTGTATTAATGAGGATGGATTACATCTTCCAGGAATTGACGCTACAATAGACGAAACAAAAATAGCATCTTTTACAGTTGACGAATACAAAATGGTTTCAACTAATTTACCAGATACTGCTCCTTCTGACCCTGACACAGAATTTAATGAGGTAGGAATAAGTGCAGTTCAGTCAGAAGAATACGCATTTTGGGTAGGAAAAATTAAATATCCTAGTCAAAATAACCAAGGATTAGATCCAGATCCAGTATTTTATGTGACTCATGAAGGATATATGAAAGCTGAATCGGGTATGATTTCTTCATACCATATATATGAAGCATTTATATTTAAAGATGAAACACTTGGTAAAGTTTATGATAATATATTATCTACTAATGATAAAAAAGTTAATATGTATGATAATGAAGATGGTATTGCTATCACATCGTTAGGAATAGGGCTATATGATGGCTATACGGATTCAAAAGTAACGATATCTCCATTTACTGGTATTACAACTACCACATTAACTATGGATCCTTTCCGTAAATTTACTAGTCATTTTGATGCACCTTTCCAGCCTGGAACATTACCTATGGCTTTCTTTACTACTGCTTCAGAAAGTCAATTGAAATCACTTGCAGAAATGCACGGATCGGAGTTTAACGATCCCGATTATCTATCATTTGATGATGGACTTAATATACAGTATATGCCATATGCCACAATTGTTAAAGGTATCGAAATTCCACGCGCATCATATGTCACTTTAGTTTACGCTAACAAAGATCCTTATAACAACTCAAATTCTTCTAGTGCAGCATTAAAAAAACCTGTTGGTCCTATTTGGGGTAAGGATTTGCACGTATCGACGGTTTTTGCCATAAATACATTGCCTATAGAAACACGAACCCCAGCTCAATTAGTGCCTCCAATGGTGGCAATTGATGAGGATGATAACCTTATTAAAATATACAATACTAATAGTTATGATATAACTTCTGATTTATTGGTTATATTTATAAATGATGAACCATTGCCAGTACCAAATGTACTAGATCCATGGAAGATAGTCAAGCATAAATATTCTGATGATTAATTTCAAACTTTCAGGGCTAATACTATAAACAGATATTAAACGATATATTTATTTAGGTGTATGACATGGGCACCTGTAAGGAGGTCGTTGTTTATGTCTGGTAACATTTGTAGTATATAAGCCCCACCACTATACATTTACCATGTTAAAAAAAATGATTAAAAAAGGAGAAACACAAATGATTGTAAATCAAATTTTAGAGGCTAGAAACTCTCTAGTTAAGTTAACAAAAGCTAAGTTTAGCGAATTTAAAACAACATATGCTATTTATAAGCTTGCAAAGCAAGCAGAGAATGTATATGAAATGGTTAACAAAGAACAAGAAAAAATTATTGATATTTATGTCCAAAAGGATGACAGTGGCCAAATCATTGTTAAGGATAATCAGTATCAATTCAGTTCGACTGAAAACCGTGATAAATTTGTACAAGAAATTAATAAACTTAGAGCAGAAAATATTACTGATATTGAACCAATAGAATTAACAGATAACGATATTCAATTTATTACAGATTTTGCTGTAGAAGATATGATTAAACTTGATGGTTTAATTATTTGGAAGTAATATGAAGATATTTTTAGCAATTATATATTGGTTCTTATCCTTGACATGGGGTTCAATAATGACTATTATAGGATTTTTTGGATTCCTATATTTCTTAATAAAAGGCAGTAATAAAATTCATAGAAATGGATATTCTGTAATTGTTGAAACTGGTGGAAACTGGGGAGGTCTATCGTTAGGTGCTTTTGCATTCTGCGGTAACTATAGCCAAACAAAT